CAATAAAGGTTTTACCTTTTGTTTTTCATCAAAGTTTTCTCTAGTAGTACGTATAATCTGTCGTTCTTTAGTTAAATTATCTAACCCTTTGCGCTCTACTACATCAAACACTCCAGAATGTTGCAATGCCCTTATAAGATAAGCATCAGGAGACTGTGTAATAGCTGTGCTAAAACTAGCATACTGACTGTTACTTCTACGTTGTCCTGTATCATCTTTGAAAGAGTTAGGATATACAGCTACTACGGGTTTACGTACAGGAACAGGTACTTCTGATAGTTTAGTTAATAAAGAACCAACCTCTGCTGACTCTATACTTCTTATCGGAGGCAACCCATTATCTAAAGGGTCTACGAGTGTCGCACAATTAGAAAGTAAAAGAGCCAAGAGGTACAGTAATTTCTGTTGTATTACCTTCTTCATCTGTTATTACCAATGTTACTTTATCGTCCTCTACTCTGTATTCTATAGTGTTACCTTCTAATTCAAGAACACCAAAATCTGATGCAGTCTCACCAAACAAACTATCTACTAACTGTCTTGAAAGCTGTGCGTATATTCTACTTTCTAAGTTACGAATAAACCTAGCTAGAGTAGTGTTGTCAGCCTCTCTTTCTAAGTCCTCTACATAAGCTTGTATCTCTTCACGTATAGCTTCTTTCCTATTGAACTCTTGATTCTCTATAGTTAAGTAATGACTTGATGTACCAACACCTGAGAAGCTAGGATTCTTAAACTTATGTGTCATTTCATCAGCACTTAAATAAGCAACAAACAATCCAATGCTTAAGATACTTAGAATAATAAAAATGTTATCCCACCTATCCATTACATCTTCTTAGGTTTTTTATCTTGTTCTTTCATTTCAATAACTGTATTAACTTTCTGCTGTAAACGAATCATATCTTGATCTAATAATCTAAGTTGATCTGTTAATCTAATGATAGTTGTTTTCATATCTTGTACTGCTGGGTCTATCTTCTTAGTTATTGTCTGCCATACAAAGTAAACAAAATAACCTAAACCCACTACCATTACAGCTGCAAACCCAAAGTCTGCTATTAACTGTGCAATGCTAATCTCTTCTAGCATCTATGCTTCCATCCTCTACAAAATTTTCGGCGCGCGCTATACGTTCTAAATCTGGTGGTAAATCTAGCACACTAGATACACTTGTATCTATCCTTATGATGTCATTATTCATAGCACTTGCTCTAGTTATAAGCATCTTAGTTATACCTTGTACTGTTTGTATCTCACCTATCAAAGCATCCATCATTTGTTTCATAACTAAAAATATAAAAAAAGCCATAATTAATCCTGATGCTATAGGTAAACCAACTTCAGCTATTAAATTAAATACTTCCATTATTTTAAAACTCTATCTCTTAATCTTATTGCTCTTGCACCAACTTGATTTGCCCATTTACTATCCATCATTTCTTCTGCTGCTGTTTCAAAGTCAGCTTTTTTCATAGCTGCTAAAAAGTTTTTGAATTTTTTTAATCTTGGCAAACCTAAATTAAATGCCATGTTAGCCATGACTCTTTGTTTGTTATCATCTAAATCTTTCCACCAAGATAAATTTTTATCTAGTTCTTTACAAACAATATCTATATCAGCGTTTAAACATTCATATATTCTTTCTTCAGATATAGGAGTACCCATAGGTAGACCCCACTCTTTATCTTTTTCTGTTAACAAATGACCTACGCCTAATGTTGGATAACCTAGATGATCTCTATATATTTCATACATAAAGCCTTCATCTAATATTATTTCTTTTACTAATTTATCTCTATCCATCTTGAAATTTACTCTCCCTTTCTAATATGTGTCTTGGTATAGCTGTATCTATTTTATATTGTTGTAATTGATCTACCTTTTCTTTAATCATTTGCATATATCTTTGTCGCAATCTATCTTTTTTTTCTTGAGTATAAGATTGATTTGCCATTGCATACTTAAACCTTTGTTGTATATCAAGAATCTCTTGTCTCATTTTTTTAAGATTTCTTGTCCTAGTTTCTTCGGTATCTAATCCATACACGTTTACTCCAACAAAACGTAACAATGCTTGTGGCACAGTATCTGATGGTGAACCTGTTGGTCTAGGTATATCTTGTAGTGCTTTAGTAGTTTTACTTATAGCACCATTAGGTGTTAACCATGATGGCATACCTAAACTGTACATATACCAAAACATATTTTGTATTCTATCTTCTACAGGATCACGTTTATCCCATATAGTACGTTGTGTAAACGGGTCTTTATTAGTTTTAATTGCTAGGAAAATATCTGAGAAAGGTCCTGATAAAAATCCTGTTGTCCTTTGTGCTTCAAAAAAATCACCACCAGCTATATCTCTTACTGCATCTGTGTACATAGTCCAAGGAAAGAAATATCCTATATCTAAAAATTGATATCTTCCATCACTATCTTTATAAGGCAATACATAAACACCTGTTCTTTTAGCAAGCCAAGGCTCTAATCCTTTCTGTAACTTTTCTTCTTCATCATCTTCAAAACCAAATGCATATGCAGATAAAGCAGTTAGTCCAGCTGATAAGGCTACGTATGGTGCATATCTAAATGGATGATTAATAGCTGCTTCAACTAAAGCTGGAAATGCCTTGTAATAAAAAGTAAAGAAAGGCATACCTATAGGTGCTTTCCTAAATAACTTACCAGCCATAGGTACATCTGAATAATCAAACAAAGCTTTCTGTGCAAGTTGAAATGCATCAAACTCTGACATTCCTTGTCTCTCCATAGCATCTATTATTACTGCTGTCTTACCTACAGACTCTGTAAATTGATATACATCACCAGCAGTTTTAAATACTCTAGCAGTTAACAATTTTGGCAGTCTAAAAAATTTAGCTACTGGTCCTAAAGCATCAACTTCTTGTTGTAAATCTAAATACTCTTCACTTATTTGTAGCATTTCTTGATTTGTAAACTGTGTATTTTGTATGCCGTAATCTTCAGCTATCTTCCAATACTTACCATTACTTCTTATTTGTTCTATAGCTTGTCTCATTCTAGGCAATACTTTATGTATAGGCACACCCCCCACTATATTCATAAGTATCATGTTAGAACCTACGTTACGCACTACAGTTGGTGGGTTGAGTGGTACTTTAAGAAGTTTCCAAATACTTGTGCCTTTTTCTAAAGCAGCTATGGTTTTACTAAAAGCATTATCAGTATCACCCATAGTAAAAGTACCTATAACATCATCATAGATTTCTTTTCTTACAGCTACACCCCTCATCATTCCATATTGTTTAGTAGTAGGTAGTCTTTTAAAGTTTACATCTAATGGTTTATCAGCACCATATCCTAATCTTTCTGCTACGGGCATACCTAGTTCTTCATATTGCTGTGCAAGATTTCTCATAGCTAGTGCTTGTTCAGGTTGACCATTCTCAAAATAAGTTGCTTGATCTTTTAATCTTTTAGATTCTTCTAATAACCACAAAGCACTTACCTTTTGTTCTACTCCACCTTGTTCAATAGTAACCAACATATCATCATTACGTATTGCCCATTGTTGATTCTTAGAAACTTGATTAAAAAAATCTAATATTGCCATGTCACGCAATGGTCTTTGTACACCAGCAAGAACTCTATATTGTGGTGATAGTTCTGTTATATCACCTAGTATTAATTTAGTTTCATCTGTTAAATCTTTTCTAGCTTTTGTATATGAAAACTTAGTGCCTGTTGGATTATTCAAAATATGTTTCATATATAACAAAGGTAAATATGTTCCTCTATTTTCTTCAAACTTTGATCTAGGTAATAAACCTCTTTGCACTAACATCTGTCCAATTCTATCTATAGCTTGTTTACTTTTAATAGCAACCTTTCTTAAACCTTCATCTGTTATGATTAATGGGTTTGCATCCATGCCACCTTCTATAAATGTATTAAACTCTTGTATATTTCTATCAAGTTCTTGTTTAGATTTTTGTGATTTTCTTGGATTAAAATATGGTCCTAAATCATTATAAAAATCTTTAGCTACTTTCTCGGCTTTAGTTATTTCACCAGCAGTTAATCCTTTTAATCTTTGATATTCTTTTCTTTGTTCAAGATTACCAAGACCACTAAAATATTTACTTTCTGTAAGGCTACCTAAAAAATTTACTATTCTTTTCCAGTAACTAGCTTTTTGTGCATCAGCTGGTGTACTAGAATATTTTGCTGGGTTGTTTACTACTTGCGCATCACTTTCAAAAGTAAATACTGGCACATTAAATCTTGATTGATGTTTCTTTGCTGGCTCACCTTTATAAAGTAATCTGGCATTATCTTTAAATGCTGTTTGTAGTAATAAAGGTTTACCCTTTCTAGCATCTATTTCAGCTTTAGTTCTAAATATAATTTCATCTATAACAAATTGTTCTTGCTCTACTAACTCGTCATATGGTGCTTGATATTGTCTATTAGAATGGAAGTCTCTATCTACTACATTATTAATAGTTACATCAGAATCTGCACCAAATATATCTTGTATTATTTCTTTAACAGATTGACCTTGTGTTTCATATTTAACACCTAATTTATCTAAAGATTTTTTAATTTTATTAGGATATGTATTGCTATATATATCCCATCCAGACTTAGCAAAAAACTGTTGCGTTTGATTATCAGTTAACTTTCTTAAGTTTATATATCCAGCACCTATCGCTGTTTGATTACCTGCATTACGCAATAATCTTGAAGTATCAATAGTTAGATTATTAACGTAGTTGCCACCAACATCCATAAGTTCTTCTAACCTAGTTTCTTCTTGTGTTACAACATTTATATCAGGTCTTTGCATGGGCGACCTTATACCATTTTTTATTTGTCCTATAATTAAATCAGCAAGATCATTTGGTAATATAGAAGACACACTACCTACTTGTGTTTCTCCAAAAACAACGTCTTGACCATCACCTAAATAATTAACATCATTTACAAAATGCTCACGAATAGGATTAGATTCTTGTAAAGATAAAGTCATATCTTTAGAGATAAATCCATCTGTCATACCCACTAAACGTGCATAATTTACATATGTTTTAAATTCATATGAGTTAGTATCTCTTGTAAATACATCACCAAAATATTGTGCAGCTGCAATTCTGCTAAAATTAGGATTAACAGGATCGTCTTGATTTGCTTCTTCTTGTGTTAAATATCCTTGCTGTAACAAAATACCTTCTTCTACTTTTAATCCAGAGGGAGTATGAGTTAATTCTGTACTAAGATTAGTAGAAATATCTGATGGGTTTACTGAAGGATAAAAACTTAAAAAGTTAAAATTATTCTTAAGATTGTTACCATTTCTTTCTGCTTGTATTGCTGTACTAGCAATAGCTATGCCATCAAATCCTTCATTAACAGCAAGCATGTTCATTTCTTCAATAATAAAATCTTGCCACTTATTAAAGTTAGGTTTGGGAAATCCTATAAGTGGTACAGCTGGCATATCTTTAGTAGAAGGATATCCTTCTAATGCTTCTTTTACTTCTGCTTCTGTTAAAGAAGATGCTCCTCCTTCTTTTCTAGGATCACCATCATTTAATTCATTTAAGTATTTATCTATAGCTTTCTTTACATCTGCATACATATCAGATTGCACTTCATCTATAAATAATATTTTCTTTAAAGTATTGTTATCGTCTAATACATAAACATCTTTTATTCTTGCATGAACAAAAGCATTACGTATAGATTTAGGAAAGTGTTCATTTGAATAGTATCCTTTTTGTTCTTGCGAAGCACCGGGATTCCAAGCATAAAGAACATTTCTACTATTTTCTACGTGTACTGTAGTTCCATAATTTTCACCATTAAATCTACGTTTATCTGAAAACTCTCTTAATTGTTCTTCTGTAAAGTTTGCAACTTCTTGTGGTATTCCTTGTATACGTTCTTGTATTATTTGTCCTTCTGATTTATTAGGGTTGCCATTTTTAATAGCTTGAAATGCTAATCTTTGTATATCAGTAAACCTACCACTTGTAGTATCTATGTTAAAACCGGGAGTTGCTGCATATCCAGCAGATTCATATGATGATTTTATTACAGGGTTAAGTTCACCTGTTGTACCCTCTCCATATAACAACCTTGTAAAATATTCATTTTGTCTTTTTGTTTGATTTCTTGCATTAACTAATTGAGTTAATTTATTATCTTGTAAATCTAATTTATTGTATCTATTGCCACCATCAAATTGATCTGCATTTATTTCATCTAATATTTCTATTACAGGATCACTAACTATTTTACTATTTTCTAAAGCTACTAAAAATTTTTCTAAATAACCATCAGGATCAGCTTTTCTTAAAGCGTCTGTATTTTGTAACAACTGCCCTGATACAGTTAATTGATTTATAGCTTGTTCTATTTCTCCAGCCTTGGCATCTGAAAAAAGAAAATCAGGTGATTTAGTTTCTACATTTAATGCTTGTCTTAAAATATCAAAGTTTCTTTCTATAGGTTGTTTCATAGAAAGATTTAATTTTTTATAAGACTCTTCTATTTGATTTAAATTTCTTGTTAAATCATAGAATGCTCCTGAACCTTGATCGTCTGGTCCTGTATAAAACTCTTCTTTTAATGCTTTATATGTATCATCCCTATTAACTAAATGTGATTGCACAGCTGACGTAAATTGATTCAAAGCTATAGAACTATTTCTAATTTCATCTTTATAATACTCTATAGTCTGTTGTTCATTTATATTAGTTGCTCTTACATAAGTTGTAGTATCACCACCTGTCATTTGCATAGATATAAAACCAGTATTAGTTTTAAGATAGTTTTTTATTTCATCTATACTTACTTCTCTTGGTACACCATCTTTATTTACTTGTTCTGCTAACCATTCTTCTAATCTTGTGTCTTGTAAATAAAGTTTATTAAAAGGTATATTAGAACCTGTTAATAACTCTTGTCCTTGTTTATTAGTTGTTAACCATTTATCTGCTTTAGTAGATTTAGTTTTAGTATTATTTACAGCATCTTGTAACCTATCAATCCTTTGACCCATTTCACTAATCTTTAGTTCTTGTAAACCAAAAGAAGGTGTTCTGCTATACAAAGGTGTCATGTTTCTATTTGAATCATAATCAAGATTCATATCTTCTGTTATTGATCCGCCTTTGTATGAGCCTACATATCCAGTTTGTTTAAACAATTCTTCTTGGAACTGTTGTTGTGGTGGACTAAGTATCTTAGGATTGTCTACAGCATCTTGATATAAATCACCTGTTCTTATAGCATCAAATACATCCTCTAGTTTCCTGTATTTTTTGCCACTAAAGTATTTAGCAACCTGATTAAAAAATTTGAAGAGAGGTTCAAATACTCTTCTTATTCCGGGTGTAAATTCAAAAGGAGTTCTGCCTTGTAGTTTTTGTTCGTTGTAATATCCTGATGCTATAGCAACAGCTTCTTCAAAAGTATCTACTTTTCCACCAAATCTTGTCTCAGCTATATTAAATATTCTTTGTTGATTCTCAGCTAAGATTTGTAATACTTCTGGTTTAAAATAATTATTATTTATAAAGTAATGAACAGCTTCGTGATAGACAGTATCTGTAGGTGAAGCAAATCTAGGTCTACCATTTTCAGGATTAGTTTCTAAATTTATAGCTATTATGTCACCAATAGTTACACCAGCTACTTCTTCACCACTTTCATTAAACAATGTATCTACTGCAACTACATCTGCATCAGGCATAGTTCTTTTAGCTATACGCCTTAGATTCATTATAAAATCACTGGCATTTATATTGTCTTTAAACTTATATAAGTTTCCCTGATAATTAATACCAGATATATCAGGTACTTCTAACTCCGGTGCTTCTTTTATTAAGTCTTGAACTTGTTCTGTTTGTATTGCTGGTGTTCTACTTTGTTTTACTTGTGGACCAGCTATAGATAATAATTCTGCTAATGGGTTGGTGCGTTTAAACAATGAGTTATTAACAGCTTGTATATAATCTTGTTGTGATGCATCTGGTACATCTTTAGTTTTTATATTTTCTTGTTCTAATTTTTCTACTCTTTGTGCGAATGTTTGTCTTGCTGCTTGTTCTTTTGCATCTGCAACATCTATATTAGCCGGTATCAAAGTTTTAATTACTGTATCGTCAGGATATAACACACTATATTGTTGGAATCCTTTTGCTTGATCAGCTGCTTTAGTTTTTACTTTCCTAACTTGTACATTAGGAACACTTCTACTTACTACTTGTTCGTAATTTTCTTCTGCTGATATTTGATTTTGTATTTCTTTTCTTGCTATACCTCTTGCTATAGTTGGTTTGTCCCTAGTGCCTACTGCATCTTGTATAAATTCTTCACTTACACCACTTGTTTTAGCTAAGTCTAATAATTGTGTTTTGGTATATTTATTTTCTAGTTCTTTAGTTCTATCTTTTATAGCCTCTGCTTTACTAAATGCCTGTCTATTATCTATGCTTTCACTAAATGCTTTATCTATGCTTGTATTGACAGCAGTTTGTGTAGGCAAAGCTTCTATTTGCCTAAAGATATCTTTTCTTTGTAATCCATTTAAGTCTTTTAAATTTCTTTTCTTAGTATTTAGATACAAGAATCGTTTAAACGATGCATCATTAGGATCAATATTTTTAAAAGTTGCTTGGCTTAATATATCTTCTGCTTGTACTGAACCTTGTTCTTGTGAAACAAAGTCTTTAAAACTTTGTAACTTGAAGTCTCTTGTATCAGATTTATATGCTGAGTTAACTTCTTCTGCTACGTAAGTATCATATTTATTTTTAAATTGATTATATGCTGGTGTAGTAATACTTAATTTATTTTTTGTTTTTACTACATTCTTATTAGTAAATGCATCTACGCTTTCTCTATCAGGAAATCTTGCTGTAAATGTTTCACCATCTGGTCTATCAAAAGTCTGTATTAATCTACTTCTTCTTATAGGTGTTTTTTGTTTTTTAATTAACTCTGTTTGTGCATCTTTAACTTGAGTTATTTGTTCTTTTAATTCGTCTGCTTGAGTTAGATTGTCAGCATCCTCTGCTTCTTGTATCTGCCTTTCTAGTTCTACCTCTTGATCTAAATTTGATTGCAATTCAGGACTAACTTCTTGTAACTGTTGCCTTACTGCTTCTGTTTTTATTTGTTGTTCGGCATCAGGTATCGTTGGCACTTCATCTTTTAATGCTTGTGCTGCTGCTTCTATTTCATTTTGCGGACTATCTTTGACACTATCTAGTACACTTTCATTTAATGGTGCAGGTTCTTTTTGTGTAGGTACTACAAATTCATTATCTAATACTATCTCTTCACTACCTTGGAATTGACTTACTGTACTAGGTCTGCCTTCATCAATAGTCGATGCATCTTCTACCTCTGTATTTTCTGTACCTGATAATCCACCCGCATCATCTTCTACAGGTTCTGTAGGTCTACCTCCTTTTGGTCTACCTTTAGTAAGTAAGTTAACACCTAAGTCAAAGATAGCACCAGCACCACCACCATATCCAAACTCTGATGCTACAGAATCACCTATACTTGCAGCTTCGTTATATACACCCTTCTCAATAGCATCTTGACCTATGCTTGCTAATGCTTCTTGCGCTCCCTCCGCTGTACCAGTTATAACAGCTGATTTAGCTAAATCCATATAACTGTCTATAGTTTCTTTAGGCAATCCTCGTTTAGTTATCTTTGAAAATAATATAGATAAAGGTCTTACTATAGGTAGTATCTCTGTTGCACCTAAAGGTATAGCAAGTGCTGTTGCTAAGTTTCTATCTGCTATAGATAAATCTTCACCTATCTCAGCTTCATACTCACGCATCCTACCACTAGCTTCTCCTACACCTATAGCAGAACCCGGTGCTGCTATTTGCATAGCTGAGGCTAAACTTTTAGTTGCTGCACCAGCAGTTAACTCTCCAGCTTTTAAAGCGTTATAGCCAACACCTACTCTTGTTGCTGCTGAAGCACCACCTGTAAGTACAGTTGTACCTACAAAACCTAATATACTACCTAGTGCTTCACCTGTTCTACCAGCTACACTATCTTCATAACCAATAGCATCACGTAGTTCATCCATTCTAGCTATGAATGCACTTTCTCTAGGATTTAACCAATCTTCTTGACCTGAAAGATTAGTTGCTAAATCTAATATGCCCCATACACCTTCACCCAATAAAGGTATAGTTCTTGCAGCACCACGCAATACACCTCTAGGTGCAGCTATAACGCTGTCTATCCAATCGTTTTCTTCAGGGGTAAAATTATTTGTAGCAAGACCAAATATAGGTAATGATCTATCATTAACTTTATCAGTGCCTAGTTGCTCAGAAGTATTATCTTGTGTTGTAGGTCTTTGATATGTATCAAAAATATTAAATGGATCAGGTGTATTGCCGGTAGTTGAACCAAATATCTCAAAAGGATTTGGTGTGTTTCTTGGTTCGTCTGCCATTTTATATCTCTATACTATATCCTCTATTTCAACAAAGGAACTTCAAGCCAATCTTCGCGACCTTTAGTTTCTCTATCTCTACCTACATCATAAACATATGATAATGCTTTATCAGATTTTAAAGCTTGATCTATTGCATCTTCACGATCATTTATATTTAAACTTCCTTCTGCAATTTGTTCATCTATATTAGTAATAATTCCATTTATTTCTTTTACAAATCTTGCATAATTTGACTGTGCTGGTTTGACTCCTTGATCTGCATATTGGGTAGCTGTTTTTGCTTCTGCTTCTCTCTTAGTCATATCTTTAGTTATATCTGTATTAAGATATCTAGCAAGGTCTGCATTATAATTTTTAATACTATCAGCTAATCTAGTTTGTCTATCTTTATCGTAATCATTTTGTGTAGTGTATCTTTTGTATGCAAGTTCTTCTCTTGCTGCATATAATGCAAATAACTCTTGTGCTTGATCTTGTTCTTCTTTATTTAATGCTAATAGTTCTTCTGTTACTCCAGCACCTAAATCAGCAAGTCCACCTAGTAAAGTTGGTGAACCTTTTTGTGCTGCATTAAATGCACCAGCTGCTATACGCAACCATTTATTTTGCATCTTACCTTTTTCATCGGTCATTGCATTTATAGACTGTTGAATTAAAGTTTCATAGTCAGATGAAGCTGCATAAGCTGCATCTTTTTTAGCTGCCTTACTTACTCCAGTAGAAGGTGGAGTATTTATAGATGTTCCAGTAGCAGTGGTTACTACAGGACTACTATTAGATTGTGCTTGTGTCAATAATGCATTTTGTTGTGCCGGTGTTAATTGAGTTCCAGTTGCAGTAGTAGTACCTGTTGTTTGTGTTAACGTGCCAGCACCTTGTGAATTTTGTGCAGCTTGTTTTAAAGTTTTAGCATTAGGAGTTGTTACTATACTATTAGTTTTAACACTCATATCAATTTTAGGTATAGGTATATTATTAGCTTGTCTTGGATTTAATCCTTGTAATAGTCTGTCTTGATCTACAACTATACTTTCTTTTCTTTTTCTTTCTGCTTCTGCTTCTCTTCTAGCATCTACTCTTGCTTGTACTCTATTACTAAAATCAGCTATGCTTTGTCCTACATTTTGTATGCCTTGTCCTACATTTTGTAAAAATACTGGTTGTTTTTTTTGTCTAAGTTCAAGTTCTGCTAATGATTTATCAACCATAGTATTTGATTGTGGCATAGAGGCTGGTACAAAAGAACTGGTGTCTTGTAAATTTACAGGTGTATCATCTATTGGTTGATTAAATACAGGATCAAGTTCAAAAGAATCTGAAACAAATCTACCTCCTCCATCAAAACTAAAAGGGTAATTACCCATAACGTCTGTTGGCATTCCTGTTTGTGCCATTCTCATAAAAGGATTGCCATATGTAATATCATCAACCAAACCACCAGTTTGAAAACTTGGCAAAGGTTGTTGAGGCATTGGCATCGGCTGTTGCATTGGTTGTTGCATAGGCATAGGTGCAGTTGGCATTTGTTGCATGGGTGACATTGCTGCTTGTGATGCCAACTGCTGAACTATAGGAGGACTTTGCATAGGTTGTGCTTGTGCCTCATCCCTTATTTTTTGTCTGTAAGCTAACTCAGATGCTGATATAAATGCTGGTCCAAGTAATCCAGTTTCTGTTTGTGGATTTAATTCTTGTGCTAGACGCTGATCTGACTGACGTTCAGCCATAGATATTAATTTATTAATATTATTATCTATCATTAACCGCCTCCGCCTAGTCCTCTAAACGCACCATATGCACCTAAACCTGTATTCAATAACTGTGCTGTTGTGTTAGGTGAAGGTGAAAATCTTCTTTCTGAAAAAGTAGGTTGTGCTGGCATACCTTGTAGTATCGCACTATATCTTTCTAACTGTTGATATGGGAACTCTCTTTGTGCTAAGAAGTCCTCATACTGTTGATCATATGCTCTCTGTAATAATGCTTGTCTTTGTGAACCTACATCTGATAAAGCTTTTAATCTTTGTAAATCAAGTCTTTGTTCTGTTACATCAAGATTTCCTAATACTTTAGAACCTTGTAATCCTCTTCCATATGCAGCTTCTAATGCTCTTTGATTAGCAAGTTGTGCCTCTAAATCTTGTTTACCTGCTGCTTGTCCAAACTGTCCTGATGCTATCTGCGCTCTTAAATTTTGATCTGCTGCTTGTTGTTTTGCTCGTTCTGTTGCTATTTGTTCAGCTGATCTTTGTTGTGCTAATGCTATTTGTTGTGCATCTGCTGATGACAGTCCTTTAAATCTTGCTGATCTATCTCTTTCAAATTGTTGTTGAGCCTGTGTAAACGCATCAGATAATCCTTTTGCTTCTATATCTTGTAATGATTGATTTAGTTCTCTTTCTGCTATTGCATCTTGCACACCTTGCCTACTTCCTCCAAAAGCACCAGCTTGTATTGCTTGTTGATTTCTTCTAGCTTGTTGTTCTGCAAATCTATCTGTTGCTCTACGTTGTTGTCTATCAAGAACATTGCCTACAAATGGATTCATATATCTTGCTGCCTCTCTGCCACCAAAACCTCTAGCTGCTTGCATATACGCTTCTGGTGAAAAACCAGTTACTCCTGTTCTAATTGGTGCTGCGCTATATGTACTTTGGATAGGTGCGCCTCTAAACCTAGACTGTGCAAACATTGGACCAGCTGTAGCTGCTCTACCAGCAATATCTCTTGCTTGATTAATACCTGTTAAATTTCTACCAGCTACTGCTTGTATACCTTCTTGCGCTCCAATACTTTCAGGAGAAAACCCAGCAACTCTTGGTGCTTCATATGGTATGTAATCTTCATAGGATAAAGCTTGCGCCCTACCTACAAGATTTTTGTAGAAAGGTGCAGCGTACTCAGGCAGTCTGCTCTGATATGTCCTTGACTCTACCTGTTGAGGTTGACTGCTTCCTCGACTCTTTCCCATTTTCCTTCTCCGTTTTTACAACTTTAAGATTATTCTTTTTTAAATTTTCTTTCTTTACTATTACAAATTCTTCTTTCCAATTATGTAAATTTAATTTTCTAACCCAACCTCTTCTACCTGTTATTTCCATATCAGTACAATTATTATCTACTGCCCAATTTTCTAATACTTCAAGTGATTCATCTATCCATGAATCTAAATTATCACCTGATGCAAAAGTTATAGATAACATTTTCTTTCTAGGATAGTGTGATATTTCTGTGAAAATTATTCCATATATTTTATTGTCATCTTCATCATCTAAAACTACCCAAAGAGTAGCTTTCCCCATTAATATGTCATTAACTAAATCTATCTTCTCATATCTACCATGTGAGGTTGGTACTAACCTATCAATATAATTATCTATCTTAGGATAGATTTCAGTTATATATTCTTGTGGTACTAAATAAACTTTCATTATGTAATCTGTTGTATCTCTTCTTCAAACTCTATTTGTTCTGGTTGAGTGGTGTTACCTGTTTTAGTTTTTCTAACTCTTGAAACTAATTGATCAAATTTTTTGCCACCAGCTTCACTTGAACCATCACCTGCGTGTGCAACCACATCTGCTGGTATAACATATTCATCTTTTGATAAAGCTGCTGGTTGCATATTATCTATGATAGCTGGAACAAAATCATCTACTCCACCTCCCGGTCCATCAATCATTCTACCTTGTGATGACATCATTTGTTCTACTTCTGCTGCTAAAGCCATCAAACCTTCTTCACCATAAACTTGTAGATACTTTGTAAATATTTCTTTTGGATTAGGATGTTTACCCATTAATGCCATAATTGTTTCTTCTTCTAATCTTTCGCCAGTTTGATTTTCTTCTGGCATACCACCTTCTGCAAATCCTTGTACTCTACCGCCACCTGCTTTACCTATATTTATATTAGGACCCATTTCTAATCTTTCATAATCTTGTCTACTTAAAGATGGTTGTGGTGTTTGAATTGGTTGTGTTACAGGTTCAACAGGTTGTACTACAGGAGGATCAATTCTATTTACTATATCTCTACCACCTTGTACTACTTGTGTTTCATAAGTAGGAGGTGCTTGATAATCTTCCATTTCTTGTCGTTCATAATTTTGTCTATCTAGCTGATCAAATTGTGGTGGCATATCTAATTGCCCAGCATAAGCATTATTAAAGTTAGGTATTTCTGATGGTAATGCAGGTTGTATAGGAGAAGTTATAGGTCCAAGAAAAGGTAAACTTATTGGATTTCTAAAAGGATTGCCTTGAAAAGAATTAAATCCAAATGGATTAAATCCTCCGTATGATTGCATAGGTTGTTCATATAAACGTGGTGTATATCCTCTAATACCTAAAGGTTCAAATCCTCTAACTCCTGCATTAAGACCTGCATATTGTTGTTGCAATGAAGGTCTAGGTGGCATTCTTTGTATATCAGAAAATCCACCTACCATACCTGTATTAGCTTTACCTGAAGTCCTTCCGCCTACAGGTCCAATAGGAAACGGATCAAAGCCTCCAAATTGACCTGTATTGAAGCCTCCTCCTTTACCAGAACCGCCTGACATTCCCATTAGTTATCTCTCTTTCTATATTCGTCTATAGCTTCATATAGTTCTAAAGCACCTTTAGTAAGGACAGGTGATACTGCCTCTATTCCTCTAACAACAGGATTGTATTGTCTATTAAATCCTTCAGGATCAAACCTAGCATCTAAAGCCTGACTTTGCATATTTCTTATATCTGCTAATGATGGTGCTTGAAAAGGCTGTGGTGTCATCACATCGTTTAAACTTCTTTGTACAGGTGTACTAATAGGGTCAGCCATTCTACCTAGTCTTGGATCAATCATAGGTGCTGACATAGTTTCTTCTACTTGTTTTCTTATAGCATCATCTATTCTTCTGCGTTCTAAAGTTTCTGCGCTTTCTTCTATTTGTGCTTGTGCAGGTGTACGACCATTAGCCATCTTTATAAGACCACCTATATTTTTCATGTTCTCTTCAACAGCTTTACCTCTTGTTCTTTCATATGAAGATAGTTCACCATCATTATCAAGATCAGCTTTTTGAGGATTCTGTAAAGGCATGCCACCTTTTTCTAACATTTCCATAGGCATTTGCATAGCATCCATACCTTGCACCATATCTAATGGTACAGTTCCAATCATTTGACGTTTATTTTCTTGATCTACTTTAGTTTCATTTACTGGTTCATCTTTTTTATTCATGTCCATAAGTGAAGGTATTATTCCTTGTATACCCATACCTTCCATTGCTTTACCAGCTAATGCTAACCCTGACATTGAAGGTAAAAAACTGAAAGCTGAAGGTGAATCTACTTTGCCTCCCTCTTCAAACTCAGGTCCTGATGGAAAAGGATTGCCTCCTATAAGCATTTGTTCACCGCCAAAAGCTGATGCTAATGGATCACCCCCACTTCCCGGAATCATACTTCTTTGTTCTGTTGGCATATAAGGACCTTCATAGTCTCCAAACGAATCTTTTTCTTCTGGTATATCCATATCCATTGGCACATACATTTCACCAACTAATCCTGATGCTGCTGCTGGTAAAAACTGTGACTGAAAAGCTTGTGATTGACTTATGCCTTCTCCAGCTTGTATAGCTGCATCACTTGCTCCCGGAGTAAATCCTAAATTTCTTCCTACTTGATTAAAAAATCCACCTGAAGTGGGTATTGAAGCATCTGGTAATCCTAATGTTCCTGTAGTTGCTGCATTTAAATCTGCTAAAGTATTTATCTCAGGCATAGGTACACTTTGTGCTGGTACTGCTGGTGTAGTTACTGGTGGTCCAGTTACACCTGATGGCAATGCTTCTGTTACAGCTTCAGTTCCGGGTATTTCTGTAGGCGCACCCGGCATAAATCCTTTTAGTAAACCACCTGTTATTGCTCCTGTCAGTCCAGCTGTTATACCTTCTTTAAGACTACCACCCTCAGCAATAGTACCTAGTCCTGTACCTAATGCAGATGCTCCTACTGTTCCTAATGTTCCAGCTAATGCTGTGCCACCTAATAGTGTTGGTGCAATCAATGAGCCTATAAGTGGCAGAAACGCCTCTGGTTGCCCTGTTTGTGGGTTAGTGGTCAACTGACCAGTAGGAGATAGTTTTGCCAAAGCATCAACCTCTATGGGGTTCATGTGAACCATCATAGTATCGCCATATCTACCCTGTCTGGCTAGTTGTTCTGCTGCGTCTTTTAGTGGAAAGTTACTCATAGTGGTCTCCTAATCTATTTCCAACACACCTATTACGATGTGAAATTTATTTGCTGAACTTGCAGTCAGCTTTATTATATCTAATTCATCTAAAACTAACACCTCTCCGTTAGTTAAAAAACCTTTACGTGTATTCGTTGCTATTGACTCTACATCCCAAGTAACTGTCGTACTTTCGCTAGTGTCTGTCAACTGTACTGTTAAAGTATATGCACTACTACCATCAGAATTGTAAGCACTTAATGTCTTTACTATTGCACTTTTATTGTCCGGTACTGTGTATACACTTGTTGCATCTGTTGATGATAATGTTGTTAATACTTCTGTATATCTATTTGCCATTATGAAATATACCAATCAAATGCTTGTGATACCTCTCTAATAGTATCAGGTGCATCTATTTGTACAAAGTTTAAACGCAGTTGATTTATTAACCTACGCATATAATCTGCACTATACTCTTCAGGTGGTATTTCTAATGGAGCGTTTACATTAAATACTTCACTCATCTTCTACCATCTACTTTTATATCAAACCTTGTATCACCTAACCTCCATGTATTATCTGTATCTGTACTTTCTATTCTTACTCGCATTTGTCTTGCTCTTGCTCTAACATAAGCCACACCAGTAGTGTTAGTAACTGTTGCAGTAGTTGCAGTGTTTAAACTACCTAAAGGAAAGTCTCTTGTTTTAATTGAATATGTCAGTTCAGGTGCTGTATCTGTTCCTATAAAAGACACATCAGGTATTAATCTTTTAATAAACATAAACTGATCTCCATCACCTGTATCAAAATCTGCGCTTTCAACAAATGCAGTCATAGCAGAACCATCATCATTAGAACCTACTTCATGTTCATAGAGATAATTTGTTGTAGTACCACTTGAACCAGCTGCTAATGGATTATCACTAGCACTACCTGCATCCATCCAAGATACTCTAGGCAATGTGCCTATAGACCAAGTTTGTTCAAGATAATTATAAGTAACATATCTATCTACTTCATCTGAACTACCTGAACAATAAAACCAAGATACTTCATTAAACTGTGCATTTCTTGTAGCAAAAGTTTTTCTTGTTTGCGCATAATTAAAATCTTCAAATACATATGCTCTTACTGTGCATGGTAATGACTGCACTGTTCCTGAATACATATAAAAATTATCTTGATCCATAAAGTAAACTACATTATTTGCATTTATAAAAGATTGTGGTGACACTGTACTTATGCCCTCTGTAATTAAATTTACTCCAAATATAAAAGGTGGACCTATAAACTGCATAGAATAAAGAGCAGTATCTGTAAACACAGCTATCTCTTGTCTAGTTCTTATTGCTCCTATTATTTCTGAACCTGATGATAGTCTTAATCCACCAGCAGTATTATCAGTTTTAGGTGTCCATTGCGCTGCATTTTCTTGATCAGACCATCGTATTTGCATAGGGTCTTGTGTGGAACTTCCTATTGGATTAGCACCCATACATATAATATGTCTATCTATTTCTGATACTAATATTTGATTAGCTATTGTTGGTGTATCTGATGCGCCTGATAAAGTAGAAAAATCTACTGCTCTTGTTGTTACACCATTAGTTTTATCCCAATAATAAATACTACCACCTCTAGGATTAGATACTAAATCCTCTCCAAAATTATCCATAGTCCATAATCTAAGCTGTGTAGAAAAACTATTAATACCACCACCCCATGTACTTTGACCCCATGTACCTGAACCAAATCCAAATCCACTGGTATAAAAATCAGAACCTATATTTATTTGATATGATCCATCTACACCAGAACCACCATTACCTGTATCGCTTGCATTAGCAGTTACTGTAACACCTGATGTATCTTTAGCTGTAAACGTAAAAGTATTAACATCTGTAACACTAGCTATTTCATACTCTTGATTTAATACAGCAGCAGTTATATTGCCACCTAATGACACAGCTTGTGCAAATGTTACAAAATCACCTTTGTTTGCTCCATGAGTAGAATCAGTAGCAGTTATAGTAGAACTACCATTAGTAGCTGCAAAAGTAACTCCATTAGTAGTAGTTGCTCTTATAGGAGTTATATCGTAAAAGGTATTACCTTGTAATAAATATAACTTTAAATGTGTGCCTAAAGATATAAATTTATCTGTATCTAATGATACCCATTGATGTAATTTTCTTGCTGAACCTAAAAAACTATTTAAAGATTTTTTAACCCATCCACCTATTTTTTCTGGACGACCTGAACGGAATCTTATCTTATCAGCATCAAACCAATTACCCTCATTACTGTATGAAGTACCCTCTTTATTAATACCGGGTTTAAATGTATATCTAGTTAGTGGCATCTTCTGTTGGCTGCACATCCCAACAATTAAGGTTAGATGCTACTGTTCTTCTCTCTCCCTCTCCCCTAAAGGGATATACCATGTGTTGTAACCAAGAAGGAAATACTAAAAGTTTTCCTACTTCTGGTTTCATTACGAAAGACTGAGGTGGTCTAAGTCTTTCTGTATTCATTATTTCGTTTCTACCATATTTAAAAGCAATATAGCCATCGCAACTACCAGATGCGTTATACAAAGAGTATTCTGGAGAGCCAGCGGTAGGTTGATCTAATATCTGTTGAGGTACTTTTGTCCAACCAGTAGTTGATATTCCCATAATGGTTTTTGTGCCGTGATCGTGTATGGGGTTATAGTCGCCTTCATAACTATGTACTGACCAAGTTTCGTCTATTGATACTGCTTTTGAATTTTTAAGTACATTGCCTGTTTGGTTAAAAAAGTAATTTACATAATCAGCACCAAGACTGCATATAAACTCAGAATACTCTTTCACTCTAGGATCATCGTTATCCATCAGTAATTGTTCGCCCTGAGATATTTGCCCTACTAAAGTATCAGCTAATGATTTTTTATCTTGGTCTTCTTTATATTCATCAAGGTAATCGTTTAGGTCATTCACCATACTTAAAGGCATCTCTGTTTCCATAACGAAAACAGAAGGCATATTATGTACTGTAACTTCTGCCATTAACTAGGTACGCTAAACGCTTGGTCTGGTGTACTTTCTACTGGTGGATTAGTAATAACACTATCTACCTGACTGGCAAATATTGCATCCCATTGCGATACAGGACAGATAGCTACTAGGTTTGCATTAGTCCAACTGCCTTTAGCTTTTAGTGTAAAGTTAGCAACTCCGTCTTCGTCTAATTGTGGAACTATAGTGTTAAAAGTAGAGGTGTAATAAGTAGAATCACCTTCACTATCGTTTGTATACGTCATTTCTATTTCCCATTTATCAACTTTGCTACTGCTGTTAACATATGGGGTACAACTTGTTATTGTTTTTGTTACTGCCATTTTTTACTCCTTATCCTTCTAATGTCGTGACTCTAGTAGTCAACGCATCTATTTTATCATCAGCTTCTTGTAAAGCCTTAACTAGAATTGGTATAAGTTCTCCTTCTGATAATCCTTGTGTACTATCATCCATTTCCATCCAAAGATTAAAAGATTTTGAATCTAAACTATTACTATCCATAACAGTTTTTACTTCTTGTGCAATAAAGCCATGTTTTAAATCTGCTGTTTCTGTATCTTGATTTACACGCTTATTTGAACCTTCTTTGTAATACGCTAAAGAATTGTCTACATCTTTTTCTTTTTTCCAATTATAAGTAACTGGTCTTAAAGCATTTATAAAATTTAATCCTAATGTATGGTTTGCAACATTTTCTTTTAGTCTTGAATCAGAAGTACCAGTCCATGATGATCCTCCGGGTTGTATATATGTTCTATCAGAACCATACCCAAGAGTTATCATCCTAGTGGAACTAGAAGCAGAAGCTACACTACCTCCTATTGTAACTGTACCATCTAAATTTGTAGAAGTGGTTTCAAAACCTAAAGCTACTTGTTGGTGTGCTGTGGTTGCTCCTTGTCCTCCGTTGTACCCTACAATAACTGCTCCCGCAACAGTTGTAGCAGCATCGTATACTGCATAGCCAATACCTACGTTATTACCACCTGTAGTTATTGAATCTAAAGCACTTTTACCTACAGCAACGTTTCTATCAGCAGTAGATGCTCCAACTAAAGCATAATGACCACAAGCTACGTTTTCTGCTCCTGTACTATTAGCATCTAAAGCTGACCTTCCTACTGCAACATTAGAAGAAGCAGTAGTATTCGCTTTTAGAGCATCAAAACCTACTGCTGTGTTATCCCCACCTGTAGTGTTTGATGTTAAAGCACCTGCTCCGAGTCCTGTATTTGTTGCTCCTGTGGTATTAGCATCTAAAGTTTGATAACCAAGGGCTACGTTATATGAACCTGTACTGTTATTAAGTAAAGCTAAAGCACCAACAGCAGTATTGTTAGATGCAGTTGTACTTGCTGATAAAGTTGCATAGCCTAATCCTGTGTTAGAACTACCTGTAGTATTTGCATCTAAAGCTGCACCACCACAAGCTGTATTATCACCACCTGTAGTGGTGGCTGCCAAGGCGTTATAACCAATTGCTGTGTTGATTCTACCAGTAGTGGTAGCATTCATAGCATAATAACCAACTGCTGTATTATCGCTTACTGTGCATGATGCTAAAGCTAAATAACCAACTGCTGTGTTATCATCACCTGTACTGTTTGCAGCTAAAGCACTTCTACCCAAAGCAGTATTCTGTGTTCCTGTAGTGTTGTCTGTTAAAGAACCCCAACCTAAAGCAACATTATTACTAGCTGTGGTATTGTCCTCCAAAGACCTTCGACCAACTGCTACGTTATAGCTTCCTGTAGTATTTGAATTTAATGCTTTCGCACCCAACGCAGTATTCTCTGCACCTGTAGTATTTGATTCTAAAGAATCTCTGCCCAAAGCAACATTACTTGCACCTGTTGTATTAGCATATAGTGCAGAACTTCCTATGGCTGTGTTGTAACTACCTGTGGTGTTTGTTAATAAAGCACTCCAGCCTACTCCTACATTTTGTGTTCCTGTTGTGTTAGCAGATAAAGCCTGATAACCAACTGCAACATGATAAGAAGCTTCAGTTAAAGCGTCTAAAGCAAATGAACCTACTGCAACATTATTAGTACCTGTCGTTAATGCTTGTAGAGCATCGTTACCAAAAGCATCATTAGAATTTGCTGTAGTTACAGAACTTAAAGCTTTGTGTCCAACACCTGTGTTATTATTTCCTGTGGTTGCAGCATCTCCTGCTCTTTCACCTACGAATACATTTTCAGCACCTGTTGTTATTGCTTCACCTGCAGCTTTACCGATAGCTGTATTACTATGCCCTGTGGTTGCTGTTTTTAAAGCGTTAGAACCAATAGCAGTATTATCGCTTGCTGTGGTTACTGCTGTACCAGAATCATGTCCTACAAAAGTATTGTTTGCTCCTGTGGTAACACCAGTACCAGAGTCACTACCTACAGCTACGTTATCTGTTCCTGTTGTTAGTGAGTCTAGTGCTGTGTCTCCTAAAGCTACGTTACCTGTAGCTGTTGGGTGATTTCCATCTAATTTGATTGTTCCGCTAGAAGCATCTATATTACCAGCAAAAGTTACATGACCTCCATCAGCTATAGTTATGGCATCATCACCATCTGTAAATTCTATTAAAGGTGTTTGTACAGATGCGGAGGTTTCTAATATTCCGCTTGTTTCTATATTAATAGATGCTAATGCATCGACCATAGCACCACCAGAACCAGCACCATCTGAGTATACAATTTTAGTTTTACCAGCTGGTATAGTTACGTTAGAACCTGTGCCTTGGCTTATAACTAAATTCTGTGAGCCAGTTGTAGCATTCTCTATAAACCACAGTTTAGATACTGTGTTTGGTCCAATAGTTACAGTACAAGCAGAGTCTAATGCACCTGTATATTTAAGAAACATTGATCTACCGGGATCAGTAGAACCATCTGCTATAGTTGTTGTATGTGTATCAGCATTAGTAGTTATACCTTCTGTGCCATAACTAAAAGCTTCACCTATCAACTCTAAATTCGTATTGGTCGATGATCCCCATGTTCCCGACTCATCACCTGTAGCAATTTCTTTGAGTCTTAAATCATTAACATAAGTTGCCATTTTTTTACCTCTTAATTATATTAAACCATTTATTAAGCTACGTCACTCCAAGTTGTTGTGACAGATTCATCTACATTACTGTAGGTTGTAGTTACAGATTCATCTACATTAGACCATGATGTTGTAACTCCGGGTACAATATTTCCCCATACACTTACAAATCCTAACTCTCCTGTAGCGTTTACACCTGTTACAGATACATTTGATACACCTGAAACACTAAGATCACCTGCTTTAGTAGTACCTAATACACCTGTTATAGATAATATATTTACTGTAACTAAACTTAATGTTCCTAATCCGCTAGTTGCAGATAAACCAGTACACGCTACATTAGCATCACAAGTTACTGTTTCATCACCTACTGCTATAGTAGATGCAGTTCCTGAAACACCAGTAATAGCTATACCGGAAGCTGTTACACTACCTACAGCAGATGTACCTGCTATACCAGTCTCAGTTACATTGGCATCACCACTTACAGATTCTGTGCCTAATGCAGTAGTTCCTACTACACCTGTCTCTGTTACATTAGCTTCGCCTGTTACTGTTTCACTACCAATCGCTCCGGTAGCTGTTACGCCTGTTTCAGATACATTAGCATCAGCTGTAACAGACTCTGTTCCTAGAGCAGTTGTACCTACTACCCCTGTTTCTGTTACATTAGCTACACCAGTAGCAACTACAGAACCTATTCCACCTGTAGCTGCAATACCCGTTTCCGCAACATTTGCATCACAAGTAACAGTTTCTGTACCTAATGCAGAAGTTGCTGCAACTCCTGTTAGGTCAACAGTTATATTATGAGGTTGACCCCATGCACCTGAACCCCAAGTGGATCGACCCCAACCGACAGACATATATTAAGCTATTCTTATAATTGCATTACTTGCATCAGCTGTTGGAAAAGTTATAGTAAATGAACCTGCTGTTGATGTTTTATCAGCACCAAAATCAAATACTGCAACTGCCGGATCACCTGAAGCAGAATCGTTAAAAATCATACAACCTCTAGCAGTAATAGTTGCTGTGCCAAAAGTTAAATCTGCAAAATCTGTAAACGCTGTTGTACTAGAAGTGGTTGGATCAACACGTGTAAGTGAGTTTCCTTTAGCAGTATAGTTAGTACCACTAGCTTCATTAGTCGTAGTATATGCAGTAGTAGCTGCACTCATAGTGGCAGAACTCGTATAGAGTGCTAGTCTGAATGTATTACCGCCCGAGTTTTTAAAATTATGTACACCTTCTAAAAGTTCTTTCTTAAAAGAAGTACACATTGCTTGTGTTATAGCCATTATAGCCTCCTTATTATATTAGCAAGGTCTTTATGTCCTTGCTGTTCTAATTGATTACATACTGTACATATATGGTTTTTTACTGCCTCATGCATATAGTGTGTAATTACCTGTCGTGCAGCATCTTTAAATATATGTGCTTGTGCTTTTATATTATCAGGTGCAGTATCACTTATCGAAACTAATCTATCAGTTGCCATATTAGCAACTTCTTCTACTGTATGACCTCTGTAATCTGTAGTTTGTACACCCAAATTACCTAGTCCTATTTCAAATTTATCTGTCTGCATTATGGTACATTAGGTTCAGGTGGATGCCCACCATTAGACCTTTCATCTATAACCCATTCTTTAGGATTTTCTCTACCTATAATTCCATGAGGTATCATTTTTTCTTGTATAATTTCTGAATAGTTACATACAGAAAGTTGTCCATTATCTACATAAGAAACTACTGGATCGTTTAAACGATGATACCCATATAGTTTATCTTTCATATCTACATTAGCATCTAACAAGTTTGATCTTACTGCTACTGATACATCTATATTATTTTCCATACATTTACCTAACCAATACTCACAACATGCTCTACCCATCTCTGCAAAGTGTGCATTGTTATTATAAGTAAAATCTGTGCCAAACATGCTTATAGCACCAACGTCATTCCAATATGCAAATGCTATTGCATAAGCAACTGTGTTATTCAAATAAGCACATGATGTATCTTCTATAACACTTTGAATGGGATACTGTTCTACTGCTGGTACTCTTTCATCTAATTCGCAAGAATATATTGGATAATCTATTTTAGGTAATTCTTCTCTCATCATTTCTGTCATAGACGCTGCTTCATCTGTGTCAAAAAAACGAGACATAGGATCAAGTATAAATGCTCTATCAGCCTTCTTAACAACTCCTATCATTGCATTAATTACCCAAACTTCGTCAAACTTCTTACTATGTAGCTGTGATAAATGAAAATCTATTTGACTCATACCCATAGCTACAATAGCTATATGTTTTCCTTCTAAAGATAATATTCTTTCTTTTAACATTATTGTTCGGCTATCCTTCTTTGTCCGCCTCTATAGGCATCTTTTCTATTTCTTCCATCTTGTTCTATTATTAACTTATCTAATGCTTCTTTAAATCTAGTTTCATACAGAGTAATTAAATCAGGCTCACCCTTCATAAATATATATGCCTCTACTAAAGAACCAAATAAAAGTACATCAGATGCATTAGAACCTAACCAACTTGTACCATCTGATGAGGCAGTAATAGATTGTGGTAAATAAAAATAATGTAACTCTACTGTGTAATTTGCATCAGGTGTTGGACCTAATATAAAAAAACCATCATCAAATTGTGCATAATATTCTGGCAACCCAGTATTAGCAGAAGGTTTAGGATAAGCCTCTCTGATAAAGTTAACATCTTTATTTATTAAAAAACTATAGTCACCACTTGAATCAACTACTGCTAGTGAGTATGAGTATAAAAAATCATCAGGCACTCCAAGATACTGGTTATTTATAGTAGCAGTTGCTGTTTGATTTTTTCTATAACGTGGTAATTCTACTGAACTATTTATTCTACTCTCTGCTTGTTGTATTAAAGTAGAAAGATTATTTACAAATGTGGTCTCTGTATTTTCAGTATAATCTTGTATAGCAGTTTTTAATGTTGTAAATGTAAATGACATTAGCTTGTAGTTATTTCTAGTTTACCTAGTTCACCTTTTAGAACCATGTTATTAAGATTGCAATCACCAAATGCAGAGTTCCATCCACCTATAGGATTAAATCCAAATAAACCTCTACTAGCTTCTAAGTCTGTTTGTGGTCTAGCATTCTTCAATGCCTGTGGGTCGTTTAATCTTAATCTGCCTAATTGTAATTGTGGTTGATCTTTATCTAATACATCTTTGCCTACTAAGAGTCCTGTTCTTTTTTTATCCTTTATTTGATTTCTTAAATCTTTTAAGGGATATCTAAATCCAGTCCTATCACATATACCATATGCATGTTTGCCTCTAGCATATGGCATCTTAGTACCCTCCCGGTACGAATCTTACAGCTGCTTTGACTCTATTTTCTTCAGATGCAAGCTTCCATTGTTCTTCGTATTGTTGCTTTAAAAAAGGTATTCTTTGAGAAGCCTCTGGATTTTTCATAGCTAATTGATAAGCAAGACCTGCTACTAGACATGGCAAGAAAACTTTAGGTATATCTATAGTATTAGATGCTGGTGTTCCTGCATCGTATATTTGTCTAAGTCTATACCATACTACTTTATATGTAGTTGAACTATCTGGTACTGGATAAAGAGTGAAAGATGTAGAGCCACTATCTCTATTAACTAATATTTCATTAGGTCTACCTTGATCTAACTTATTAGGTATATCAGCATATTGTGAAAAAGATACTCTAGTTAAAGATGTGTCACTTTGTGCATTTGTTTCTCCATCATCAGTTCTTAAATGATGTTCTAACAAATCTATAGTATCTGCATCTAAACTATATGTAGCAGTTCCAGAAGTTAATGTTGTACTACCTGCTTCGACTTGCCATAGATTTAAACCTCTATTTGCCCATTCAAGCATCATAAGATTTATACTACGTCTAGCCGTGCGTAAGTCATAACCGGTTCTCATTTCAAGACCAGCTAACTCAAAAGCTTCTTCTGCTGCTTCTGCTATATCTAAATCAAAATTATTAGTAGTGGCTGTTGCCATATATTATTTCTTTTTACTTCCGTACATGCCACCAGTACCATACTTAGGCATACCACCTTCCATCATTCTTGGCATACCGCCACCAAATTTTTTAACAAGGCTATCTTGATAGTCATCTACCTTTCCGCCCTCATCATATTTAATTACCATATCCTTACCTGATTTTTTCATTTCCTCACGTGCTGCTTTCATACCTGCATCATCATAAGAAAATTTCTTTTTACCTACTTCTGGCATATTTTTTCTCCTGTTGTTTAAACATGTTGATTTATTTTAAGGTTCAAATGTTCCGTTATCAATTAATATTTGTCTATTCTTAAGATGTTCTGATTCTACATCTTCTTTACTTTGTCCAAAGTATTTCACTGCAAGGTGTTTGTCAACCATTTGTTGATTTATGTTTACATCATCTACAACTACATCACCTAACACTCTGCCATATTTACCTTTAGAGTCTTTTAATTTTGTTTGTATTACAACTTGTTTGCCTGTATTAATAGCTTCACTTAAGAAAGCCGAAGCCATTTTTCCTCTAGCCTTTTCATCAAGGTTACGAGTGCGTGACTCGGGAGTATCAATGCCATATAGACGAACACGGCACTTATGAAGAATGTCAAACCCAAGGTCCAACACAACATCAACAGTATCGCCATCAACCACTCTTTCAACTTTACAACTGTATTCATACATTACCTATACCTCTTAGATATCTTAGCAGCAGACTTAGGTTGTTTAGAAAACTGTTTTCCTTTCTTAGTATCTGCTCTTTTCTTTTTAGTAGTAGCTGCATATTGAGAACTAGACATAGCCTTTATAGCTTTCTCAGGTAAATACCTTTCTCCTGTTTCAGAGGACTTCTTACCTGACTTAGTACGCCATTTTTGTTTAGTCCAGTCTTTAAGACTTTTTTGACTTTTTGCTACCATGTTGTTTTCTTATTGAATCTTTACCCTTTTTAAATATATTAGAGACCTCAGATTTACCCATAACCTTTGATCTTTGCTCTCCGACTGTAAGTATTTGTATTTTTCTTGCAAAAGGTTTTTTAATTCGTTTGACTTTTGCGACTGTTTTCCTTGCATCAGTAGGCGTTGCAAACTTAATGGGTACTGTATCTTTAGGATTTTCATCTGTGTATAAACGCCTCCCGCTTCCTTTAGGTTTTTTTCCTGTTCCTTCTTTTGGGTCTTTTGCCATAAGCTTTATCTAATGAAATAGCCACTGCTTGTTTCTGTGGTCTCCCTTCTTTTTTTAATTTAGAAATATTAGAAGATATAACCTTCTGACTACTTCCTTTTTTTAGCGGCATTGTGCATAGTCTTTATATGGTTCTTTACTATCTTAGCTTGCGCTGCATGCATCTTAGATGCATTTTGCAACTGCTTTACTACTGGCTCTAAGTCTTTGCTCATTTATATCCTCCACCTTTTGATTTATATTGTTTAGCTAACATCTGTGCTTTTCTTGCACTCCATTGTCCGGGCTTTCCACCCTTACCACCAGCCTTAATGCGTTTAAACATCTTCTCACGCATACCCGGCTTAGTATAATTACCAGCTTCATTTACCCTTGATTTCTTTTTTTTACCTGTCATTTGTTTTTTTGTTTGCGTTCTACTAATTACCATTTGACTTTATGTGACCAATACCTAGCACTAAACTTATCTGGATTAGAATCCTGTGCATTATGTCTTGCGTAGTATGATTTTTTACGTGCTTTATCTTTTTTTGATTTAGGATTCTTTCCTGCACCTTTCACACCCTGTTGTCCAAAACGTATAGTTTTAGTTTTATCACCTTTCTTAGCTACTACAACATGTGACTTCTTAGGATGGTTAGGAGTTCTTTTAGGTTTGTTATATCCGCTAACCCCTGCTGCTTTCAACTTAGGGTCTTTAGCCATTAGTCCTCACCTTTAAACTTTTTACTTTGCCCTGATGTTCCAGCATATATACCGAACACAGCTGCCATAGCACCTACAACTATTGATACAAGACCTGCTTGTTCTAAGTTTGGTTCTGGTATATCCATAAACCAAGTTACAACTTTATAAAGTAATATGATGTAGACAGTTACAAATGCTCTAGGAAATATTCTCCATGCATCTATAGTTCTTGCTAAATGTATCCACTTTTGAAAAGGGTTATCACCAGCACTATTAGCATTAGCATCTATCTCTACTTCAAGATTTATCTTTTTCTTTACAGATTCTTCCATCATATAAATTTAATATATGCTACTGCAACAGAAACTAAACCATATAAACCCCATAGCATATTTTCTATTCTTAAAAACTTCTTACTACCTTCATCGAGTCTACGCTCTATGTACTCATAACGTAGAGCGTACTCTCTTTCTAAACCACTTAAACGTGCTTCTAAAGGTAAGTTTTGATCAGTATCTACTGATTTAGACATTACGCTGTAGTAGCTGTATCGTAAGATTTATTTGCCCAAATGATTATGCTATAACTATCACCGCTGGAATGTCCAACAGTAGTTAATAATAGATCACCATTTTTCCCACTACCCGCATTATTAGGTATACCCGGCAAACTTTTATTACTCCAAGTGAAGTCCCATGTATCAGTTTGATCTGCACCAGCTTCTAAAATGAATTGGTTAGATGAAGCATTCCAAAGTAATTTGAAACCCATTCCTACATTACTAAACCATATTCTATTTATATTGATACCAGAACAAGCCTGACCATTAATACCTGAAGTTAAACCTGACACATCAACTTTAGTGACTGCACTTTCTCCAGTGCCATCACTAATATTAGTTAACTTAACTACTAAGTTTTTACCGCCATCATCTAAGATGGTTTGTGTTGTTACTGCATCAGCCACTATGCACCCCCTTAAGCGTCAGCAAATGGAGTTACTACAGTACCGGAAGCAAGGACTATGCCTTCTACTGCGTACTTGGCTGAACCTATAGCTGTAACTGTAATGATACTTCCAGCTATACCGCCTTTAGTTGTACCATTTAAAGTTATAACATCATTAGATGCACCTGAGAAAAATGTTTTACCTGCTGCATCGCTTTTACCCATATACAGTCCACCAACAAACTTATCAGTTCCATCAGTTAAGATATCTAAATCTGTAGCTGCTGTTTCTATTACAAAAGTAAATGAAGCACCTAAATTATTTAGTTGATTAGGATCATCATCTGATCCGGGTGCTGTAGCTACAATGCTAGGTAAAGTAAATTTACCATCAGCATCATTACAAGTAAGAATCTTACCTGCGTGTGCAGCGACTGTGAGAGTTGTGTCAGCAGTAAGGCTAGTTACTGTAGCATTACCTGCTGAAATAAAACCAGCTAGTGATCTAACCGGTCCTGAAAATGTTGATTTTGCCATACTAAGTCTCCTTAATAAATTCTATCGTCTTGGCGAGTCTGCTAGGGCAGTCGATAGATTAATTTAATCCCTAGAAAGAAAGGGGAGTATATATCATTTCAACTCCCCTCAAGTTACTAGCTTGATCCCGAAGAACCAAAAATACCTAGTGGATCAGATACTCCAAAGGAATATCTTTCTCTAGCTTTATATCTTACGTTACCAGTATCAAAGTCACCATCCATGCTTGTTTCTAATGGAGTACGTGCAAAGTGCTTAAAGCCATTTGGTACGTCTGTCATTATAAAGAAAGCATTAGTGTCTGTTAAGAAATGATTAACAACGTAACCTTCAGGAATGCTTCCATTCGCTTTAAGTGCGTTGAGATCATTATCAGCTGTTGCTGGTCTTAAATCAGATTCTAAGATACGTGAAGCAGTAAACATTCCAGCTGGAGGAACAATTAACTTACGTGGTTTAGCTGCTATTAACAGTCCACGCTCGTCTGTCCATCCTGCGATTTGAATCACAGCATTCTCTAATGAAGTTTCATTAAGGTCTGCTTGTGTTGCAAATGTGTTGGAGTTTGTACCACCTGACACCAAAGGGTGTGCAGTTGAAAACAAATCAACACCATCGCCAGAATTGAATGAACCACCTGAGAATCCTTGGTTAAGAGGATTCGCAGATTTTACTTGCTTTGTGTAAGCCATGCTTCTAGCAAGAGCCTTTGTATAACGTGCAGAAAGCGAATCGTATAAATTATCCTCCATCGCTTCTTCTGTTATAGCAAAACCCATCGCTATTGTTTCATGGTTGTAACGAGTGCTAAAAGATTCTTGTGCAGTATCGTAATTGATAGCTGAACCTTCATCCTTAACAGAAGCTTGACCAAATCCACTCAACTTTACTTCTTCTTCAAATGATCTATCAGAAGTTTCTGTTTCATAAATCTGTTCATGCTCATTCTCGTATTTAGCATACTCTAATCCAAACAGGGCATTTAATCCCGGAAGGAGTTCTTTAAGTAACTGCGCTCTTGAAATTGCCATTTCTTATTCTCCTTTATATGCCAGTTGTATTTTCCATGATATGACCCGCATTAAACTTAGCAACTAAATCAGTGAAAGAATCACCGCTTGTGTTGTCAGATTTAGGCGAGATATCTACTATCCTTACAGGAAGTGTAGCAGTCGTAGTGGCTGCTGTAGATATATCAATGGCATTTTTACTTGTTCCAATACTTGTTGAACCAGCTGTTTGAACTACCGCTACATTATTTCCGATGTTGGTCACAGCGGCTGAGCCATCTGCTTGCATTTCGAAAAGAACATTTGGGTCATCCAATACATAAGCTGAAATATCATCAGCTGCTGTACTTGCTGGAAAGTATTGAGAAAAAGTTTTCTGGCTTGTATTTGGATCGGTATAAGATACACCTAGAAAAATTCCTACGGGAGTTAATGAAGTTGTGCCAGTGTCTTTCTCGACTGTACCAGCAGCAACTAACTTAACGAAATCGCCATAGAAAATTGCAGTGCCATAGCCAGAGGCTATGCCGTAATGTCTTACCTTGCCGGTGAAAGAACCGCTTGCACTCAAAGTGCCTACAGGTCTTGCTCCGTAAGGTGTTGCTGAACTACTCATTTTATATACCTTTTATACAAAAATTTAACAAAAAAGATAGTAATTACTTACCACCTTTACCAAAAGTAACCTGTGACTTCCTTTCTTTAAACATAGGCATAGCAGGATTTTCGTCTCTCATGTAGTTAGCATCTAAAGCAGACATCTGTTGATCAGCCATATCAGTATAGTATTTGCTTCTCTTCTTGATTTCTTCTTCAGGTGCTTTACATAAAAGCAGTCCACCTACTTCTATACCATCTTTGAATTGCGAGTTAGTATCTCTAACCATTTGCAACTCAGGATGATCCTGTGCTTTACATGGTGTCCAACCTTCTCTGAATTTAGTTGATACATTCATATTATCGGATTGTCCAGCAGATGCTGTACGTATCCAACGAAAAACATATCCCGCTTCAGGTTTAGGGTCGGGCAACAAGTTTGGGGGAGTCCAAGGTTTTTCTCGTTCATTAGTATCTCTCGATTCTAATTCACGTGGGTTGCGCTCTTGAACATCATTTTGTTCTGACTTTTCCATTATCTTTGCTCCTTCGCATATTGCGCTGCGTATTGTTCTGGTGTAAGTCCAAGTTTCTTGGCGAGAGTAACTTGAGTCTTGGTTAACTGCACTGTGCGCTGTTTAGAACTTGCTCTATTAGCAGGTGCTACCACAGTCGAGGGTCGCTGTGAGGATGCAGTATTCTCCTCAAAGCGTTCAGGAAATCTTTGTTTTATTGCTTCATCTACTCTTGAATAATAAGTATCGGCATCCCTTATAGGATCAACGCCTTCTCTTACTAATTTAGAATGCATGCCATATGCTAATGCTGTCATATCTTCGTCACCAGCACGTTCAAACCAAGGATTATTTCTAATGTATTCCGCAGCAGCAGGGTCTATTGAAGGTTGCTGTTGTGGAGTTGGTTGTGCATATTGCGGTTGCACATACTGTTGTTGAGTCTGTGGCTGAGTTGGTTGCTGCATAGTAGGCTGATAGTTCTCTACATATGACTTATCTGCATAAGCTGCACTAAGTTTCTCTTGTGCTTCTAAAAGCTTTTCAGTATCACCTGACTCATAAGCTGTTTTATATTCAGTTTTAGCTGACTCTATTTCAGTAGATGTTTTAGTCTTTAAACTATTTATCAAAGCATCTTCACTTTTAGCTACAGTTGCTTTGAGTTTTTGATTCTCATCATGTAGCTGTTTAGCTATATTAGCAGCTTCGTCTCTAACCTTTTGTGCTGCTTCTGCTTTTCTACGTTCTTCGTGATAGTCAAACTTAAGTTTATCTATACGTTTTTTTGTTCTATCACCAATGCCTTCTATCTCTTCTTCGACATCATCACCGGCAAATTCTTGTTTAGGAGGTCTTTGATCTTCTACTGGACGATCATCTAATACCTCTATCTCTACATCTGGTATGGGTACTTGCACTTCTGTAGTAGGTGCTAGTTCCATATCATCTTCGTAAGCTTGTGCTTCTTCCATTACGCTTTCTCTATTCCTCTAGGGTCATCTACAACAGCTTCTACAGTATCATCATTAATGAGTCTAAATTCTTTTCCATGTATATTCATGCGTGTGCCACTATATGATCTCATAATAATGAAATCACCTTCCTTACAGTATGCACCTGTAGGAAATCTATTTTCATCTTTATAACAATCTGGACCCATCTTTAGAACAAAACCCACTATGGATGCTGTCTCCTCTCTCTTTCTATATTGGTCTGCAATAATAATACCACCATCAGATACTTCTTCGTGTTCTGGTAGTGCTATCAATATTTTATACCCTTGAGGTTCGGGAAGTTGTGTAGCTTCGGTAGTTTCTACTTTATCTACAGCTTCCTCTTTTACTGCTTCTACTGTCATAAGTTGCCTTATGTTGCATCAAATATATATAGGAGTTTGACGTTCTCCTTCCTTTCACCACGAAAGGTGCGTATTAACTTTCGATAGCTGTATTATATTTATCAGTTATCTCACGGAGGGCAATACGTAACCCTTCGATCTTGCCTTTGAGGTGGTAAAGTTCAGTTAAATCTTTCACTTCCCCATCTACAATGACTTCAGTAATTCTATTTATCTCATCGTTTAAACTCTGTGTCAAGTCCTCTGTAAACTTTATATCAACTTCCATCGTCTTTAGTCAGAGTTTCTGCTATCTTTCTACCTATCTCTGCACCCTTAGTTCTTTCTTGTGCAGATACCCTAGCTATATCAGAACCTACTTTAGCACCAGCTATATTTAGATCAGCTTCAATCTTAATACGTTCAAGTTCATCTTTCATTCTAGCTTTCTCTAAGTCAGCAGCTATACGTGCTTCATCAGTTGAAACTTTGTCTTGTGCTTGTTGTGCTTTGATAGCTAGTTCTTGTTGTTGCATCTGTAGAACAGGGTCTTGCATTTGTTCTTGTGCTTGTTCCATCTGTGCAGCTTGCATGTTCTTACCTAATAGTTGTTGTGCAGCAGCAGCTACTAAGCTTGATAGTCTGAGTTCTATTTCTGGAGGTAAAGGTTCACCGACTGGTGGTAGTTTAGTTCCGATCTCTTCTTCTATCTGCCTTCTGTATTCAAAACCTAAGTGTTCAACTATGTGATTACTTAGTGCAGCTTGTATAGCATCTGCATTAGGTGCTTGTGCAGCAAGTTCTTGTATCTTGGGGTCTTGTAACATCGACATATGCACTGTGATATGTGCAGCATGGTCTTGATACTCGAAAGCTTTTACAGGTTTGCCATTGAGTATGTCCATATTCTCGGACACAGGGTCAGTTGGCTTAATATCATCCTCAAGAGGTACGATATCTTGCGAGTCACGTATGCCTAATACCTCTAACATCTGTCTATGTAGCTTAGGTAGGTCATATAACTGCGGTGCAGACTGTGCAAGTTGCAAAGCTGCTTGATATTGCATGATTCTTTGCGCCATAGTCGCAGCATTAGGGTCTGATACAGGAATTATGTCCACTCTTTCGTCAAAATCCATAGCTTTTATAGCTGTATCGCCATCAACTTCGTATTCATAGTCTGCTGGCATGTAATCTTTGATGATATCCGACAAAATCCCTAGTTCTTGGCGCATAGATGCGTGTAATCTAGCTTGAATTGCGCCCATCACCTTCATATTGCGCTCTAATAACGCTAATGTCGTGCCTACAGGTGCTTGATTGTTCATATCAGACACCTTTAAGTCTGTTATAGAAGCAAATCTACGCCCTTCTTCCACTATATTACCTAGTAATTGGTATAAAGTACCTGATGGTTCTTTGTATGGAAGGAAAGTTATGTTATCTCTAATGCTTCCACCCGGAATATCTACGTCACGGAACTCTCCGGGGTAGATTGGAGTGTCATCACCCTTGATTCTTAGACCTCTAGTCTTTAAACCACCCGGAAGATTGGCTAAAGTACCTGCATCAACCAGTTGTCTGAGCAAAGAAGTAGCAGATTTTGCTAATCCACCTACCATATGTATCAATCCAAAGCCATAAAACCCTAATCCGGGCATGTATTTGTAGTGTACAAAGTGTTGTCTACGCTCTTTCATGGGGTCAGACTCTAAATAGTTACGTCTGATTGATAAAACTTCACCTGAACCTTGATCTATTGTCACAACGTAGGGTAAAGCTATACCTGTTTTACCACTTCCACGTTCATCTTCAAAACCTATAAGGTCTAAATCAACATGCATTTCTAATAAAACATGTAATCCATCCTTGCTATAGCTATTAACATCATACTCATAGTTAGGATTGTCACCTGCTAACTCTGCATACTTCTGTCTAATCCTATCTGCACCTATACTAGACTGAGGTAAAGACACTTCTCTGTAGAAACCTGCATACTGTAACTTCAATATGTCATTAAGTGTCATCCTCATAACGTGCGTAGCACGTGCAGCAGTTCTTAAATCGGAAGCACCATAGCTAACTACAAAGTCCTCTGCTGGTATAAACATCGAACATGGTCTTTGCATGTTAATGTCATAGTAAATCTTCTTAAATGCAGAACCGGCTAGTGGCAAACTGAATAACATATTCTCTGTTTCATTCCTATATTCTTTCATTTCTTCTGTAAGAAGATAATTCATATAGTCTTGAACACGTTTACCTTGTTGTTCTTTATCATCAGTTATCTTGCCAACTATGCTAGTCCTAACTGGACCGGCTGCTGGAAAGATTTCTGTGATAGCTTGTGATTGGAAACGAACTACTGCTTCTGATAACAAAGGATGATAAACACCACATGCACCAGACCAAGGCTCATTACGTTCTTCTATTTTTAAACCAAGGTTGTCTAAACCTTCTGTATATGTTTTTTCCCAATCAGACCTTGAGTCTTTATCTGATTCATAAGCTGATACAAGTTCATGTCCTAAGAAAGATAAATCTTTTTCTGATATGTACTCTGCAAGATTAGCATCGAAAGGTATTTGTTCCTGCATAGAGTCAGGCTCAAAGTCAATTAGCATCCCCCCATCATCTGTTTCTATTGCAACCACTTCTGGATTGACAACAGTTATATCAACATTTTCTTCTGCCATTTAGATCAGTTTAAATATATTAATAGTATTTAGCAACCCTGTCAGAGACATCTTCATAATCATCTTGATCATCTTCTAGTCTTATAAATCCACCTTGTCTAAACCTGAGCAAAGCCTGTGTAGATGAGTCAACTAAGTCATCATGGTCTCCTACAGGAAAAGATGCAAACTGTTCTACAACTTCCTCTGCCCATCTTTTTTTCGGATACCACACAGAACCTGATGCAAATAAATCTGCTACAGCGTTTACACGTGCAATCTTATCGTTACCCCTAGAAGGTGTAAACTCCTGTACAGGTATACCTATTGCTCTCAATTCAAAGATCAAAGGTGAACCGGCAGCTTTTGCCTCAACAATAAAAGCATCTGGCATCCATTGTTGATGTTCTTCGTATGCTCTACGTTTAAGTTCAGGGAACTCTAATCTTTCTTGAAAGGCATCAAGCAATATAACTTGTGGAGCAGAATAACCATTCTGATCTTCTTTGTAGAATACACCCCATGTAGTGCAAGCTGAATAGTCAGATCGTTGTGTTTTTAGAAAAGCGGTATCCCATGATTGAATAATGAATTCACATGCTGGAGGTTCTTTATCTTCCCATTCTTGCCACCATTCACGTTTGACTATGGCACTCTCTTCCGATACAGGGTTTTGTTGATACTGCGCTTCCCAATGCGATATAGGTAGAGTTGCCTTAATCTTCTCAAGTTCATCAACCTTCCAGTATTCTTCCCAAAGACTTCTGCCTGATGGCAATATAGCTGGTAGTTCTATAACTTCCCACTCATCACTATTATCTCTAGTAGCAGAGTCTTTCAATATAGAACCACATAAGTCTTTCTTACCCCATCTAGTCATAACAATGATAATCGCACCACCCGGCTGCAAACGCTGCCTCGGTCCTGACAGATACCAATCATAGGTGCTTTCGAAAATTTTTGGATCAGCAGACTGTCCTTGTTGTTCTGAGTGTGGGTCATCAATAATTAACAAATCCGCACCACGACCCGTCACCGCACCGCCAACTCCGATTGAAAAATATTCACCGCCACCCGATATATCAAATCGTCCGGCTGCTTTAGAATCGAGATTTAAACTTACTTCCGGAAATATATCTTGATACTCCTCGCTATCAATGAGGTTACGTACCATTCTACCGAACCGGAGAGACAGTTCAGCTGTATGTGAAGCCATGATAATCTTCTTATGTGGTTGTCTACCCACTATCCATGCCGGTAGTAACCAAGATGTTAACTGTGACTTACCAAATCTAGGAGGCATATTTATCATCAAGCGTTTACATTCACCATTAGCTACACGCTCAAAGGCATCAGCCATCTTCTTATGATGCGCACCGCACATAAACTCTTGCCATACAGAATCAGCAAAATCTAAAAAGCTATCTTGCGACTGTTCTCTAACAACAGCCTTCTCTAAATTAACAATAAGGTTGTCTAGTTCTTTACGTTGCGGTCCATTAAGCCTAGCAAGATTGTCATCTGTAAGATGACCCATAACCTCTCTCAACTGTTTCTGTGATATACCCATATGTAGTATTGTCAACCATATTACAACTCTATATACTGTAGTGCAAGGGTATCTCCAGAGGACAGTCTTACACTCTCAACAAATCCTGTCCAGTCACCCTAGAGGCTAATCCTATCTATTGGGCGCGATTAGCCTCTATCCCCAAAATTATATGCAAAATTTTTCTAGCCATGTGAACCTAGAGCGTTTATCTGTGTTTAGGGGGGTGGGGTATGTAAATACTATGTTAAATAAAACTCATTTTTTACTGTGTGAAAATTTGAAACAGTATGTATATGTGTGTGTGCGGAGTCCCGCTTGTGTACAGGGGGGGTGGGGTGTCGCTAAAACTGTGCGCGCCTACACAGGAAATGTGTAAACACATTGGTATGCGTCACCTGCGCAGTTTGGAGAAGGTTTAAACAGTTCCCTAGTGTAAAGATGAATCTTTATCGGTCTGTTCTTTGCCAAGCAGTTTACTGATACGAGTCATTATCTCATCGGAGGACTCCTTATTAGCATCTGAGACTTCTAGTCTCTCGGTATATAAGTTAGCTACCTTGCCTCGGTAATGTTCAGCAGTTACTGCTGAGCCGATCTGCCCTGTATCAACCGCTTTGTCCCTTAGTTTTGCCAGTTCATCAAGGTGGGATTCCCTGTCTATGAGACTTCTAGTCTCTTGCTCTGCCAATATCCTTGCGATCTCGTCCTTTATATCAGCTTTTTTGGACAGTCTGTAGCCTTGCTTATCTGCACTTGTACCGCCCTTGTATCCGGCTAGTTCTGCGCTCTTGCCATTGGAATAGCCTTGAGCCTTATACCTAGCATATAAGCGTTCTTTGACGCTTAGTGTACCTATGGGATTCTTAGTCTTTTGATCTGTCATAGAGGTATGATAAATCATACCTGTTCTTAGATCAATTCGATTCCTTCGGCAACCCCACATTCAATCAGTAGTTGACGTGCATTATGTCCTACGCTACCATGCGGAATGTTGAGAGATCGGAAACTGTAAGGAGGATAGGTTTAAAACCCCCTGAACGTAGTGAAGGGGGTTTAAACCATATCCCCCAAACAACAACTGGAGAATGAATATGATTGGATACGAAGATACTGATAGCGGAAGCTATATGGAAATCAATGGTCGCTATGTGGCTTGGGTTCAAGGTGACGTAGTTACGCTCAGCCCTTTCAGGGTTACGTCTGACTACTACATGAGAAAGGTTAACACCTTTCTTAAGGACAATGGATTCGCTACAAGAGTTGTGCGTGAGTCTGAAAGACTGCGCTTGAAACTCTTGGATTGCTACTCTGCTGATGAGCCTTTTTGGAGGTACATGGACTGTGAGTGTGGTCTTGCGGATGCACGAATTTACGAAGTAAATGAGGCTGACATGGATTATGCAAGCTATGACGAGGAACTGGGTGACCACAGGATAGAATATCCTGACACTGGTTATTTTGCTTAACGAGGTCTTTAGACCTCACAACTGGAGAAACAGAATGAATACAAATATATCTGCTGACAAGCTTGCAAAACTTGAAGAAAAATATGGAATCGTGTGGGATGTCGCCCTTGACAGTCCGAAGGCGCACAGCCTCAAAGAGAGTGGCTGTCGCCCTTGTTCGGAGTATGTTGCTTTGCCGGATGGAGAGTACATTCTCATCGATTGCCAATTAATTGATACCGGTTTGTTTGATCGGATGAAGGGCATGAATGTCTACGAACATATGTGGCATACATCATCTACGAAAGCCATCGTAAAAGATGGCTATTGGGATGTTGAGTCTGTGATGAAAGCAACAGACGAACTGCTAAAGCAGACCGGATATCATGGATACTTTATAGAGAACTTTGCTAAAGCAAATCGAGGTACATACAGCTTTGCTGATAGAGACCTTGACCTAACAGGACTTGATGTACTTGAAGTACATATCGGTTCTTAACTTTAACTATTTGTTTAAATAACTCTCTGAACATAGTGAAGAGAGTATTTAAACTAAACATGGAGAAAACTATGGAAAATTATACTGACCGAGAAGCTTGGCTCACCGAAGGTGCTGACCAAATGATCTCTACCTTTGAGAAATACGATGTTAGTTGGAGAGACGTGCCACCCTACAGGGTGTCTGTTGGATATGCACCTCGTCACCGAGGTGGGAAGGTGCTTGGTGTCTGCATACATGCTGATGCCTCAAGTGATAATCACTTTGAAGTGTTTATCAGTCCTTCGGTAGATGATGGCTATCAAGCATTGGAGATACTTGCACATGAACTTGTTCATGTGGTGGATAGGAATGAGAATGGTCACAAGGGCAGATTTGCTCGCTTAGCGAGGAAGATAGGTCTTGAGGGAAAACTTACCTCTACCCATGCCGGTAAGGAGTTGAAGGAACAGATTGATGATGTGCTTGGTCTCTTAGGAGACTATCCGCATGGTGCAATCGACATCGATTTCACTAAGAAACAGTCCACTAGGATGCTGAAAGTATCCTGTGGCAGTTGCGACTTTCACTTCCGTACGAGTCGCAAGAACGTAGCTATGCTTGACTTGGAAACTGCACCTTGTCCGGCTTGTGAGCAGACTGACAGTCTGTTCGTTGTTTAAACGCAGTTAATTGGAGATACAACATGAATGTAGATTTGATACTCAGCATTGCTGAAAGTGCTAAAGCAATGTTTGGATTCCCTTGCACATTGGATACTCTCACCGATGGTGAGCGTAGGGTTCTTAAAAAGTTAGCAGTTGCTTATGGCAAGCGTGCTAGTCAGATGTCCGATGAGGAACTCATCGATATGTATAACGATATTGATGTCGCTCAGCTAAAAGCTGATGCGGATGATGGCGATGGCGGTGATGGTGAGCCACATGATGCAGATGATGCAGATGGTGAAAAGGATGATTCTTCCGAGTCCGAGGATGATGGTGATGGCGATGGTGAGTCTGAGAGTCCACCGGAGTATGAGCCTAAGAACGCTCTTGAAAAAGAGGTCGTTGAGATCATCAAGAAGGTGCATCCAACATTGGATGATGGTTGCCACGATGGTGTTAATGAGAAGGTGATCGTTGATCTGATTGAAAAGCATGGCGGTGGTAAGACT